TTCGCGAGAGTGTTGTAATTCGTCATTCAAGATCTCAAGGATCTTAGCATCAGGACCGTTGAGTGCTAAGTATTTACCATATGTTTCTGCTGCATGAATTTCTACTTCGTACGACAGATGGTATGCAGACTTAGGAGCCAACCAGTAATAAACCACATTGACCCAATAATAGATAAGGACGAGGTGTTTGGCAACAAAGCGATCGATATAATAAGCATTACCGCCCCTGCTTTCCATATACTCCAGATGCTCTGTTTCATTGATCGATTGATCGAAGTGCTCTTTCATCAAATATAGATGCTCAGGTCCTCTGAGTCCCATACTTTCACGAAAATGTAACACGCTTAGGAAAGCAAAATAGGGTGCGCGAGCGATCTCCTCTAGCACCCAAAAGCGTTGATAGTCTCGACCCCTATACAGGAAGTCGAGGATTGCTACAGTAACATCTAAAACCCAAACGTTAAACTGTTTCATTTGCAGATTCCCAATCTTTTTGGAAAAGATCAAGTCCCTCTCTGGTCAACACATGGTCATACATCTTCCAGAAAATCTTAGGTGGCATAGTGACAACACTAGCACCATAAGTGTAACAGCGAGAGACGTGGTGGACATCTCGCAATGACGCTGCGAGGATTTCAGTGGGCATATTCTGCACAGCATACGCATTAGCGATTGCACGGACCAACTCAACTCCACTGAATGAGTTGTCGTTGCAGCGTCCGACAAAGGGGGAGCAATATGCTGCCCCTGCCTTTGCTGCCATCAGTGCTTGTGCCACTGAGAAGATGAGAGTTACATTAACCTTGATGCCTTGATCCGAAAGGATCTTACATGCTTTCAGTCCCTCAACAGTGCAAGGGACTTTGATTGTAACTGCTTCACCTAGTGGAAAATATGTTTTTGCTTGCTCAATCATTTCGTCAGCTGTCTCGGCAACCACCTCCGTGGAGACGCTGATAAGGTCTGGACATTCTTTAAGTAATCTTGATGCAACATTATAAAGAGTGTCACCTGATCTCAGAATCAGTGTCGGGTTTGTTGTTACCCCATCAATTAAACCTGTGCTGTATGCCTTTTTAATTTCAGAGACATCAGCAGTATCAAGAAAGATTTTCATTATTCAACGTGTACAGTACCTATCATGCCAGCACCCTTGTGGGGACCGCACCAATAAGTATACTCCCCTGCCTCGGGAAATGCAACATCAAACTCTTCACCAGGCATCATTGCAAGGGCTTCATGACTCAACTCATCATGATCTTCTACAACCACATTATGTGGAGGGAGCATATTGTTGACGAAATGGACTGATTCTCCAGCGGAGATTGTAACCTCAGCAGGCTCAAATACTAAATTACCGTCATATCCCATTTGGACATCGACGGCAAACGCAGGAGCTGCGAGGAAGATTGAAGCGAAAAAAGCAATTAGAAACTTCATACTTGGTTACTAACTGCTTTATATAGCTACGTTTTTAGGTAATATTACTAAGTATTGTCTAGGTTTCCTAACTCATCCATCATACGTTTTCTCTCATCGATCTTACCGTCAATATACCCTGCTCTATACTCCCAAGTCTGCCCACCGTCTTGTCCTTTCTTAGGATTGATGCACTGATGATTGCCAAATTTATTACAAACTAGACCTGCAAGGTCCATTTCACTATCTGAATAACTGGCAGCAGTACCACGGAAGACATGCACACCGTTAATCCAGGTGGCACCGCACTTCTCGCATTCTTTCCGATCTAGTTTAAGATCAGAAAGCTGTCGGTCAGGATCGGTCATCGTTGATCTCCTTAATTAGTTTTTGATAATTTGCAGTATCCTTACGCAAATCTCTTTCAAGTCTGCGTCTCATCAGAGACATCTTAAACTTAATCCAAGAATATCGCAAGTGTAAATCTAAAAACGCAAACAGACGCATCGTGGCGTCCCACCCAGCATAGGCAACCAGGCAACATAATGCTATTAAAAGAAAGTAAAGACCTAACAATTCCATGCTCTCAGACTCTTATTGATTCTAGAGTCTGGATCGCTTGCTGTCTTCTTAGATGTGAGTTTCCTCTTCATTCCTTTCATCCTTGCACAGAAGGATGCTCTGCGAGGGTTACCCTTTTCCTTAGAAGGTGCCTTCAGATCACTACCAGGATTCTCTCGCTCGTAGGACTTGCGACCTTTTTCATTCAACCCACCCTCGGGGTTTTTGCCTGACTTTTTCTGCCAGTCTTCGTTGAATTCGGAAAAGGTTTTCATTCTTCTCTATTATTAGGGTTTAGAGCACAATTCTTCTCGTGCTTCTCCATCCAAGTCGCAGGGCGATGATGCCCCTTTGGGGCAGTAATACCACAGTACTTACACTTGCGTCTTTCTTCAGCCATAATGATAAGATGATTTGTTAGTTTTCTTAGGAAGTTTACCACCTCTGACTTTAGTGCCAGAAGTTTCACCGTAACCTTCGGGATGCTTACCTGCTTTAGTCTTACCGATAGAGTCAGACTTTGCTTTACTACCCTTCTCAGTATAGTGCAGCTTTGCGGGTTTGTCTTTGTCTTTAGTGATCACGGATTCTTGCCCGTGCTTGCGTCCCATGCGACGCATCACTTTGCCAAATCTACGCTTTGACATCTTATCAGGTTTTGAAGTCTGATAGGACACTTCGCGTCCAGTTTCTCCACTGTCATACTTGTATTCGCCCACACCTTTCTTGTGACCGATACCATGCTTCTTTAGATCCTTTTCGAGGTTTTTACGCCCCTCACGATTCTTTTTTTCGTCGGACCCCCTGTCAGCAGAGATGTGTCCAGTGACCTGAGTCTTGGACTTTTGCATCATACGACCAGTGCGGTTGCCTTCTGAAAGATATGCGCCGAAAGAAAGCACTTCAACCTCCTCTCTCTTCATACCAAGCTTCCGCATGATCTTACCGCCGAGACCTTCTTTCTTCTTTGCCTTAGCAGCGTCAACACGCTTCTGCAACTCAGGAGAATATCTAGGTTTCTTCGATGCCTTCTGACGCTTGGAGTAGTCCATATAGGACTCACCCTTCTTCAGTTTCTTAGGATCTTCCTTCTTAGCAGATGAAGATGAGGATGCACGGTCCTCACGAGCACGCTGGTTAGCACCAGGACCACCCAGTTTCTTATCCTTCTCAGGATCGGGATGCCAGAAGTCACCACGCTCAGTGATAGTCTCTTCACCCAGACGACGTGCAACATTGCGTGCGCCACGGGACAGAGATCTTGCACCAGCACCAACTGCCTTCTTGATACCACGCTTCAGTTTGCTACCAATTCTGCTGAGCAGACCAGGCTTCTTGGGCTTGGACTCGCTAGAAGAAGAGGAGGATGAAGACGAGGAGGAATCGCTGCTGCTGGAAGAGGAGTCAGAGTCGCTAGAAGATGAGTCACTTTGAGTGGACTGGTAACCTTTCTTAGCGGCACTCTTCATGTCGCTCGCGAGATTTTTCGCGTGACCTGCTGCCTTACCAGCAACTTCAGCACCCTTAACAGCACCTTTGCGTGCCAGTTTAGCGCCAGTCTTAAGACCAGACTTCAGTGCAGATCCAACTTTCTTTGCAGCACTCTTGACTTTATCAAGTTTCTGTCTGCGGTTTGCTGCTCTTGCCTCAGGAGTCCTGCTTGCTGCCTTGGAAGACTTAACAGCAGAATCATAGTAAGAGTCAGATACCTCTGTCAGAAGATTCAGAGAGTAATCAACAGACTCACAGAGCATATCTGTGACGCTATCAATGTCTCTACCTTCTTGCAATTCTTCGATGAAGACATCAGTGACAATATCTTCGATAATAGTATCATTGAGGAGGGAGATCTCCCAGTCATTCATCTCTGCAAAGATGTCAACCTGATCCCAAACATCTTCTTTCAGTTTTGCACGCTTTGCTTTTGCTTTAGCGAGAAGACGCTCCTTTGCAGCATTCTGCTTTTCCTTAGGGATGTTAAACATATCCCGATCAGTCTTCAACTTCTCGTCTGGTTTATCATAACCTTCGACGTTGAGAGTCTTAGGATAATCTTTGTCACCAGGCTTAGCAGGTTTCTCACCACGCTTACGCTTGGCATGGATGTTATCCCAGAGACCTTTCTTACCTTCTTCTAGGTCAGTCTCCTCATTCTTCTTCTTAGAAGTATCCATGATGGCACCTTTGCCATACTTCTTCTCGATCTCACCCTTTACGATGTCCAGAGCGGAAGGACCATCCTTCTTCTTGGGCATTGCTTTGGGTTGAGTGCCACCAGACCTTGCAACACTACGGCTACTGCCAGCAGATCTATAACCTGAGCCATACTTCTCAAGTTTGCGGTCACGCATTCTATCGTAACCTTCTTCAGAGAGATGCTTAAAAGACTTCATTTGTATCAACCTGAGACTTGGACTTCATCGATATACATGGTAAGACCATTACTGGTATCACCCTTTGCCTGAATTTTGATGCTGTTAGAAGCAGTTGCAGATCCAGTGAAAGCAGCACTAGATGACTGATCAGAAGAGATGGTAATAGTGCTATTAGTTACAGCAGTAACTTCAGCATGAGATACGTTATATGCAGCGACAGCAGCACCAGTAATAGTAACGTAATCACCAACCACAAACGAGTGAGCAGGAGTGCCACCGTTACCAACCGTCAGCACACAGGGGTTTGCAGCAGTTGCACCAGTGATGCTTGCTCTCTTGGGTTTGGAGAGTTTGAATAACTCAGTAGATCCAGCACCAACATGGACAACCTGATCCGTTGTCACGTCAGGAGCACCACCCCATGCAAAGTGGTCACTGTGTGATTCAGTATTGATAATACGAAAGATGCCAGTCTTCACGGTAATGGCAGATGTGGTTTGTGCAGTGTCGCTATTATGGGTCAATTCGCCCACATGCTGCACAGGCGTTACTACGTTCATTGGTAATGTGTACTCCTACGATTACTATTTATCGCGTTGTTGTTTTAGAAACTTAGCGAGATCTGCTGTGCTACCTACAAACATGGTATTGTTTGTGGTATTTACTTCTTTAGACTTTTTGGGGTTTTCGATTTCGTTGACCTTTTTCTGGAGGTCTACGAGTTTATCTGCTACATCACCAACGTGTTTGATCAACTGACCAGCAACTTCAAATGCTCTTGGTTGATCAGACTGTTGAGCAAGATCAAGAATACCGTCAACTGCTTCCTGTCCTTTCTCGATGAGAGAGTATAGGTTGCCTCTTGTGTATTCATAATCTTTCTTGAGTTGCTCCTTTGTGGAAGCAAACTCTTCTACTGGCACTGGAGGTGCAGGTTTTGATGCTGGGACGATATCACTAGCAACATCAAGAGCGTCTTCGATACCTTCAAAATTATTCATCTTGTCCTGTGACTGGGTTATAATCTTTAGAATCAACGAAGACTGATGTAAACTCGTTGAATCCGAAATCGTCTGTAGGATCCGCAGTAAGAGGATCTGGTTGGACCGTGTAGCGCACTTCGCGAGGTGCTGTGCGATCTACCTCGGTTGCATAGTCCACTTGGACTTTCTTGATGACTTCGCCTGTTGCGTCGTTTACAGGACCGTACAGGTAGGTCTTAGCAACGAATTGCAGCGTGTATACAAGTGTGCGACGTGTGTCATAGTCACCCTCATATTCATCGCTATAATCCACTGACGTAAGGGTCACTGGGTAGTCTCTCTTCTCACCAAGATCTGGAATCAGATTCATAGTGAGATTAAAACTGGGTTGGAAATAAGGAAGAATCTGCTCCAAGATTTGTAGAGAGTCATCCTGATTCTTTGCCAGAATCGCCAATTCAAAATTGATATTATAGGGCACAGGCATGAAAGACTTTGCCTCATTACCATCTGCCTTAGTGTTTCTAATAGCAGAGATAGGAGACAACTTCCTGGTGGGATCATAGGAGATACCCTGAATCTCAAAGGAGACTCTAGGAAGTGTAATCTGTGCCTGATCCTGTGTGGTCAGATCACCAACTTGACGGAGACGTGCCAAGAATTTCTGCTTAGGACCGTATGCCAGAGGCACCTTCATAACTTCGGTCTTCGATCCCTTTGTGCGACGAAGCTCGATGTTATTAAACAGTGTGCCGAATCCGACAACTGTCTTTCTAATAATTTCGTGATATGTGTAAGTACCTAGCATTACAGAGTGCCTCCAGAGTTACCAAACTCACCAAAGGGATTACCCTCAGTGAAGTCGATGATTCCATCTGCCTGTGTTTCGATGGTCCAGTTGGTATCGATTGTGTCAGAAGTATTCACATTATTTAGGGTGTTATAATTTGCACTTGTCCAAGATGCACTGGAGGTATTACCAGTAATAGTCTCAGGGATAGTAAATCTACCAGACCTGTTGATAACAACGAGTCTACCAGTTGC